AAAAATAATAGTAGCAAAATGCCTTATGTCGGTCATCGACCGTATGGTTGGAAATAGATAAACTATTTCCGCTTGACACCCTGGTGCTAATGCCCTATAATACTGGGGTCAGCATCGGAGCAATCCATGAACGCCGAAACCTACGTTGAAAATGTCGTCATTGACATCTGCAACCGTTCCTTCCTCGTCACTAGTGACAATAATGATGAGCGTATGGTAGAATGTGATAGTGTAAGAGAATTTATGGACGTTCTTGAGGTTTGCACTGCTCACCTTGAGGAAGATCAAATTCTATATACAGAACCAGTAACATTGGAACGTTGATGGAAGTATTCACACTAAAAGAATGGGAAGACAATTTTGACGAACTCTTAGAAAGAGTTGAGAAAGGTGAGACTATAGGTATTGTAAGAGAAGATGGTAAGGCAGCAGTGATGATGCCTGCTGATGATGAACTGATACGAATACACACTGAGAATAATAACGAAGCTCAGTAGTTCATCATCCGCTCGTGAGACTTGGTAGTCAGAGAGGTCTTATACACCTTTTCCTCCAGATTAGAGGCTTTGAGATGGTTCAAATCCATCCACGAGTATTTGCTTCCTTAGCAATCTGGTGAATGCAGCAAACTCATAATTTGCCTAAGGAGAGTTCAATCCTCTCAGGAAGCACTAACTACACAAAATAAATAAGACAAAGCAAGGTGATTATGTCTTCTTTTTCCTACAAGGTAACTCAATCGTATAATTGGTTTAATAATGGAAGTATTATTGTTAGAATGTATTTTCTAAATAATATTCCATTTACTTTTGATGAATTAGAACCTGGTTATCTTTATGATAGAGATTTGGTAGAGAAAGCAGATAAGGAAAGAGATTATGATATTAATGATGTTTATATTGGATCGCAGTATTTGATTCTTGAAAAATGTCATCCATGCTTTGATATTATTGATATTGAGAATAAGGATGAACTTCCAGATGATCTCATTCCTTATTTTGACGAGGAAGATTTACGGGGATAAATAGATCATAGAAATCTAATGGTCGTCATAATCCGATGCCTCTTAATAAGCTGGAAAATTTTATTAAGAATACAGAAGGTCGTATTCTTTACGTAAACCCAAGTGATCTTGATGCTACTGACGCGATTGAGAATCAGGGAAACTCTTTAACTAAACCATTTAAGACTGTCCAAAGAGCATTGCTAGAGGCAGCAAGATTCTCCTATCTGAGGGGAAGTGATAACGATATTATTGAAAAAACAACTATTCTTCTGTATCCAGGAGAGCATGTTATTGATAATAGACCTGGTTTTGCGATTAAAGATGTAGGTGGAACTGCAACCGCTGTCTCACCATCCGGAGCAGCATCAAGTGCTCAGACAACTCTTACATTAACTACAGATTCTGTATTTGATTTAACTCAAGAAGATAATATCCTCTATAAGTTTAATAGTATTAACGGTGGTGTTATTGTTCCTCGTGGTACTTCTATCGTTGGTCTTGATTTAAGAAAGACTAAACTTAGACCAAAATACGTACCAAACCCAACAGATACTAACTTATCCGGAACTGCTCTGTTTAGGGTAACTGGTACTTGCTATTTCTGGCAGTTCTCTATCTTTGATGGTGATCTGAGTGGAACTGTTTATACTGACAGTCAGGACTTCTCCTCTGCCAATACTGCCGCACCCACATTTTCTCACCATAAATTAACAGTATTTGAATATGCTGATGGTGTAACCATTCCAACCGGTTATACTATCTCTGACTTAGCGATGTATTATAGTAAGCTTTCTAATGCTTACAATACTGAAACTGGTAGAAATATTGACCAAAAGTGGCCAGCAGACCCACTTGGTTTTGCTGCCAAGCGTCCAGAATTTGAAATTGTTGGCGCTTTCGCTGATGATCCCGTCAATATCTCCAGCATTATTTCAGGTGATGGTTCAACACCTAGCAGTGTTATCACAGTCACGACTAGCACTGACCACAAACTGACATCTGGAACACCTATTAAGATTAAGGGTGTTAGCGTAGAAGATTATAATATCGCCACTACAGTCCAAAATATCACTGATGCCAGAACATTTACATTCTTACTTCCATTTGTTAGAAACAACCTGACAGCATCTCCTAGTGCTTCTGGTTCTACTGTTACTATTGAGACTGATACAGTCCAGGGTGCCTCTCCATACATCTTTAACATCTCTCTGCGTTCTGTCTTTGGCATGAACGGTATGCACGCTGATGGCAACAAAGCAACTGGATTCCGATCCATGGTTGTTGCTCAGTTCACCGCTGTCGGTCTTCAGAAGGATGACAGAGCGTTTGTTAAGTATAATGAGTCTTCTAGAGTTTACGAGGGTATCAGTGTATCTAAAGTGACTGGTGCTGCTCTCGCTAGTGGTTCTTCATCTACTGATGCTACTAAAGTGTATCACTTAGACAGTGACGCACAGTATAGAATTGGGTGGGAAAGTTCTCATATTAAAGGATCTAACGATTCTTTCATGCAGATTGTTTCTGTCTTTGCGATTGGTTTTGCCTATCATTTTGATGGTAGAAATGGTGCTGACATGAGCATCACAAACTCCAACTCCAACTTTGGTCAAATCTCTCTAAATGGCGTTGGATTTAAGAAGGCAGCATTTAACAAGGATAATAAGGGATATATCACATCTATTATCACTCCTAAAGCAGTCACAAACAAAGAAGAATCTATTGACTGGGTAACACTTGATGTTGGTCTTACAACCTCTGTTGGTATTACCAGTCATCTATATCTCTTTGGGTACAATGACAAAAATATTAAACCACCACATAAAATTCAAGGTTATCGTGTTGGTGCCAAACTAAACGAGAAACTGTCCGTTGTAGGTTCTGGAACTACCTACACTGCTGATGTTTTCATGGTAGATAATGAGATTAGCACTACTGGCAATACTCCTGCCCTTGGAGAGACAAGTTCGGTCAAAGAATATAAAGTAACTTTAGTAAATAATAGTACTTTTACCCTTGGAACTCACAAACTCATCACTGGTGAGAAGATTGTAATCAATAGCGATACTGGAGATCTTCCTGAAAATATTGAGGCACATAAGGTTTATTTTGCTATTAAGGCAAGTGGAACTACTATCAAGGTAGCATCTTCTTTAACAAATGCTGAGAATAATGAGGCAATTACACTCTATGGTGGAGAAAGTTTAAGAGTTCGTAGTAGAGTTTCTGAAAAGAGTTCTGGTGAAATTGGATCTCCAATCCAGTTTGATGCAGGAAATGGCAACTGGTTTGTAAAATCTTCTGCTGGTAATGCGATTTACAATGCCTTCAATACTCAAGGAACAGGAACTCTTGGAACTAGAACAACAACCAGTTTCATCAAGAGAAAAGAAGATTCTAGAAGTCTTGATGAGAAACTGTATAAGTTAAGAGTTGTTATTCCCAAAGAACTCAGCAACTGTAAGGAGCCTGAAGAGGGATTTGTTCTTCAAGAATCTAGTACCACATCACTCAGGTCTAATTCCGATTTCACTGCTACTGGTATTACAACATCTGATCCAGATTTCAACAGAAATCCAAGATTCATCAGTACCTGTTCTACCTCAAGTTCTACTGTAACTGTCATTTCGGAGATTCCACACAAAATCAAAGTTGGTGAGAAAATCACAATCAAGAATGTTACTAGCACAGGTAATACTGCTGGTACAGAGAACAAAGGATATAATGGTGTCTTCACTGTTTTGTCTATTCCCGATGAAAAGACATTTACTCACTCTACGACTGATGTAGATAGCATCACCCATAATGGTGGAAGCTTCACTAACAACACGAGCACCAGAACGATTGCTCTTCCTAAATTTGAAAGAACTGATTGGAAGGGTAACTTCTACATTTACAGAAATGAAGTAATCACACCATATGTTGAAAGTGTAAGTGATGGTATCTACCATCTATATGTTCTGAATGCTAATAATGCTATCCCCACAGAGTATACCTCTCACTATTACAGTCAAAAGGTTGATGATCTTTATCCACAGCAGGATAAGGATAATGTAGATGACAACCCAGAGTCTGCTAAATCCTTTGCGATGAGATCACCAGTCGGTGATATTACAACGAGTGACTTGAAAAAGAGTATTACTAGAGAAAGTATTGATAATCTTTTGCCTACACTTGGTATTGGTCTCACTATCTCTGGTGTTACTACATCCTTCACAACAAATACAGTTGGTGTTGCCACAATTACATTCCATGAGAATCACAACTTCAACGGTATTGTAACTTTCAGTGCCCTGACTGGTGGTTCTGGATACAATAATGGCACTTACCATAATGTTAAACTGTTCAACAACGGCACATCCACATGGGATGGTGCCACAGCAAGAGTAGTTGTTGCTGGTGGTGCTGTATCTAATGTTGATATCACCTCTGGTGGTTCTGGATATACAAACAATGAGGAGTTAGACTTTGATACTTCTAGAGTCGGTGGTGGAACTAATGCAGGTATCACTATTTCTACCTCCGGAATCTCTACTGTCATCGGTAATACAATTCAACTGACTGGTATTGGCACCCACACCAGTGGACATTTCAGAATTACTGGTGTTCCTGGTAAGAATCAGGTTGCGATTGCTATCAGCAACACTGACGCAAGACCAATTCAAGGACAGTATCTTATCAATGTTGCTCCTGAGATTACAGTCTCTACTGCTACTACGACAATTACATCTGGTATCACCACATTCACAACAACCGAATCACACGGTTTTGTTGTCGGTAACAGACTGACCGTTAAGAACAGTAGCGATGCTAATCTTGGTCATTATGATGTTACTGGTGTCACCACAACCACAGTTACCGCAAACGTCGGTGTCGGTGTTACTATCCACGGACCTAAGTTCTTGCTGAAGCATGGAATTTCTTCTAACGATCTGACATCTGATAAGAATGGTGAAAACCTTGGTTCTAGAGGTCTATCATTCTTCGGTAATGAGACTGCTATTCTTCAGTCTAATATCACTAACCAAACCACCATTCATGTCAAGACGACAAATGTTGGTGTTGCTACTGCTGCTAGATTTGAACTTGGATCTTATATCCAAGTTGATAATGAGATTATGAGAGTCACTAGTAATGTCTTAAGTGGTTCTGGTGGTAATGAGATGATTGTTATCCGTGGTGCTATGGGAACAGTTAAGGAGAATCATTCTGGTGGTTCACTTATTAAAAAGATTGATCTCAAGGCGATTGAGTTCCATAGACCAACCTATCTCAGAGCATCTGGTCATACATTTGAATATCTTGGTTATGGTCCAGGTAACTATTCTACCGCACTTCCTCAGGTTCAAATAAGATCTCTGAATGATGAAGAGGAGACTCTGGCACAAGCACAAGAGAAGAATTGTGGTATCGTTGTTTACACTGGTATGAACAACGATGGTGACTTCTACATTGGCAATAAGAAGATTAACTCTGCTACCGGTAAAGAGAAGACCTTTGATATTCCTATCCCAACTGTAACTGGTGAAGACACTAGCGTTAATAGCGTAGTCTTTGATGAAGTTATTGTCAAGGAAAGACTGATTGTTGAGGGTGGTAACTCCGGTACTGTTCTATCTCAGTTTGATGGTCCTGTTACCTTCAACGGTGAAACGAAGTTCAATGAAAATATTGATGTTGATGCTTCTGTTAAAGTTAGAGGTGTTTTCAACATCACTGACACTACTCAGTCCACCAGTGTTGGAACTGGAGCTCTGACTGTAGATGGTGGTGTTGGAATTGATAAAAATCTCCATGTCGGTGGTGATATCACTGCCACAAATTTCTATGGTAATGGGTCTACACTTTCCGGTATTTCTACAACGATACTGTATGATTCAAATGATGCTGTAAGAGTTGAAGGAACAACTACTGGAGCAACTGTCACTGGAATACTGGATGTAAACGGTAGTGCTGATATTGACAATGTGAACATAAATGGAAGCACTGTCACTACCACCAGCGGAAACTTAACTCTTGATTCTGCTGGTGGCACACTTACTGTTAATGACAACCTTGATGTTAATGGAACAGGCACTCACACATTTGCTGGTCCTATTTCTGTCAGTGGTGCTGGTACATTCACGGGTGATCTTATTGCCTTCTCCTCTTCTGACCAGAGACTGAAGGATAATGTTGAACCTATTGAAGATGCTATCGCCAAGGTCTTGAGTCTCAGTGGTAACACATTTGAATGGAATGATAGTTCTGATAAAGAAGGACTGGACATCGGAGTTATCGCTCAGGAAGTCGCAGGTCTTGATTTACCAGGTCTTTATACAACTAGAGATGATGGATACATGGCAGTTCGTTATGAAAAACTTGTGCCTCTGCTCATTGAGGCAATTAAACAACTTAATGCGAAAGTTGATGAGCACCATAAATAACTAGAAAGCATCCAGAGATGGCGAATTATAGAAAATCGTTTAATTTTCGTAATGGTGTTCAAGTTGACGATGATAACTTAGTTGTAAACGCCAATGGCTTGGTTGGTATTGGGACGACCGTTCCAACTGAGTCTTTGGATGTTAGAGGGACCGCAAAAGTAGTTGGTCTTGTTACTGCCTCAAGTGGCATCATCAAAAACCTAGAAGTAACTGGTGTTACTACAATTACTTCTGGTTCTTTAGGAAATCTGAATGTAAATGCAGCAGGTATTGCCACTGCTGTATCTGGTGTTGTCACTTACTATGGTGATGGTTCTAAACTATCAGATATTCCAACATCACAGTGGACTGATATTGATGTTGGTTTAGGATTTACAAGTATCTACAACAAGGGATATGTTGGTGTATCTACCAACGATCCTAGAATGAACCTTCAGGTCGGTGGTAATCCATTACTTACTGGCACACTTCCTGGTGGTGTTGGTATCAGTTCTCTGGGTCATATTAAAGCAACTGGTGTTGTTACTGCCACCCAATTTGTTGGAGACAAGTTTACTGGTGATGTCACAGGAAATATAAACTCTGTAGGTGTTTCTACATTTACTGACCTCAAAATTGGTAGTAACATCACCGCAACTCTTGGTGTTATTACAGCAACAACATTTGTCGGTAATGTAACCGGAACTGTAACTGGTGATGTTGTTGGTACTGCATCTCTTGCATCTAATCTTACTGGTACTCCAAACATCACAGTTGGAACTATCACTGCCACAGAAATTACTGCAAATTCTATAAACCTACCAACTGCGGGTATTGTCACTGCTAAGACTGAATTAAATGTTGGTACAGGTGGTACAGTATTCACAGTATTGGATACAAATAAATCAGCATTTGGTGCTGCGAATCCTGATGCTAACTTAGAAATTAGAACAGCATCAGGATTGTCATCAGTCCATTTAAGAAGCGCAGATAATGCTTCTATAATTACCCTTGGTCGCGGCAGTCCTACAGAGACAACATCTGGAGCAATTAGGTTTGGAAATGCATCAGCAGCATTCCCATATAGTTCATCCAAGTCATTAGATATTATCAACTATGATACTGGTAATGTTAATTTCTACCTTGAAGCAGGAACCGCTGGTGTAGGAACAGGTGATTTCCATTGGCATAGAAGAAAAAATACTTCTAGGTTGATGTCACTCACATATGAGGGCAATTTAGGAATAGGAATTACAAGTCCTTCACATAAATTAAGTGTATCAGGTATATCTACCTTTACTGGGGATGCCTATTTTAACAACAATATTACGATTGATGGTAATTTAAATATTTCAGCAATTACCGCAACTTTAACTGGAAACGTCACTGGTAATTTAACTGGAAATGTAAACAGCACAGGTATTTCAACATTTAATGACTTAAAAACTACAGGTAATGTTGGTTTAGGTGTTGATCCTGATGGTGATGATCTTTTACAGGCATGTTCATTTATTGCTGATAGATTCATAATACAGGGAAGTGGTGAAGTTGGAATCAAAACTGATACAATAATAAGCAACATTGAATTAGATGTAAGAGGTGATGTTCAAGCACAGTATGGTTTAGTTGTTGGTGTAACAACAACTTCAAAATGTGCTGTAGATATGTCAAGTGTTGTAGATGTTGTTGATGATGGGACATCTCGCGCTTCAATCGCTTACATGATTCCACCTAGAGTTACTACATCTCAACGGAATGCTTTGAGAGATACTGATGGTAATGCTCTTAGCTCTGATGAAGCAGGTGCAATGATTTACAATACATCTACTAACAAACTTCAAGTTTGGAATGGTTCATCCTGGAACGATTGCTTCTAATAACATATGGCACTACAATCTTCTAGTCAAATTTCTTTCAGTAACATTTCTGCTGAATTTGGAACACCACCAAATAATAATTTGGGGGCATATAGAATCAGTGAGACTTATGGTGCTCTATCAAATCAACCATTAGATACGAGTGTACCACAAAGTGGAACGATAAAATTTAGTGATTTTTATAGTAAGCAATTAAATGTTATCGTAAATTTTTATAGTGGAAGCACAGAGTCTAGACAAATTGCAAAAAACAGATATAACAATGGAAATGTAAGTGTAGTTGGTGGGTTTAGATCTAAACCTTCAAACACGAATGGAACACATGTAAAAATACATGTCAATAAAACCATAACATCAACAAATAATACTGATCAGGGCATATGTGCTTTGAGAACTGGAAATTGGGATAGTGGAACTACCCTAAAAGTTGATGTTGGAAGTTCTGGAAAAATTGCTGGAGCAGGTGGCAATGGTGGAAGAGGTGCCAACAGTCCAAGTGAGAATGGTTTTTTAGGTCAAAACGGAAATAGTGGATTAGGTCTTCAATATACTTGCACAGTTCAAAATAATGGAACTATCGTCGGAGGCGGCGGCGGAGGTGGTGGAGGCGGCGGTGGATATGACACTGATAAATTTGATGATGAATTAGGTTCTGGTGGCGGCGGCGGTGGCGGAGCAGGTCTTCCAGGAGGTGTTGGAGGTGTTGGAGGTGACTCTTGGGATGCTGATGGTTCACCTGGTAGTAGCGGTTCTGAGAACTCAGGCGGTGCTGGAGGATCTGGTGGTAACGCTGATAACGAAGGTATAGGTGGTAACGGTGGTAATGGTGGTGGTATAGGTGATAGTGGATCAAGTGGTGGTGGAGGCAGTGGTGATAGAAGTACTTCAGGCGGTGGATCTGGCGGATCTGCTGGTTTTGGTATAAGAAGATTGAGTGGCGCAGGAGTTACATTAAATGGAAACTCTGCTACTATCAGTGTTGGAGATGTCAACTAAATATCTTAGATATTATGATAATTGATGGAGAATTTTGTAAGAGAATATGAAGATGCTTTCTCTCCAGATGAGTGTAAAAGTATAAGAGACTATATTGATTCTTTAGAAGATAGAGGGTATTTAACAGAATCAACTAAAAAGAAGCATGTAACTAATCATAATTCTTGTAATTTAGCAATAAAATATGATGTAACTGCAGGAACTTGGATTGGTAATAATTATCTACCAAAAATAAAACCTTGCGTAGATCATTATCTTGATGAGTTCAGTCCTCTAAGTACCTGTAGATTTTTATTATATGATGTCAAGGTAAAGAAAATACCCGAAGGTGGTGGGTTTCATGCATGGCATTTTGAAAATGGTAGGGTAAACTATGCTCCTAGGTTGTTTGTGGTTCAAACTTATCTGAATGATAATTTTGAAGCTGGAGAGACAGAGTTTCTACATCAGCATTTGAGAGTGACACCAAAAGAAGGAAGTGTTTTGATATTTCCAGCAGGATTCACACATATTCATAGGGGAAATCCACCGATTGGGGGAACAAAATATCTCCTGACTACATGGGGAATGTTACAACATGAGGATGATGAATGAAAAAAGATATACATGTTGATATTCTTGCTCAGATAAGTGTATTAAAAGGTGAAACTGACTTAGACTTAAAAGAACTTGAAAAAGTTTTGCTAGATAATCAAGAGATAAGAAAAAGTGAGGTAAAAACTAGCACAAAATATGAAGATTCTTTTTGTCCATATGTTGAGGTTATAGATAAAATTGTTAGCGAAATGGCAGTTGCTTATCAAGTTGCTTATGGTGAAAATATTTCCTTAACTAATTATTGGGGACACATTCATGATAAAAACATGAGCACGAATACCCATGCTCATGGTGACGCAGATGTTTCTGCTGTTCTTTATGTTTCAACTCCAGAAGAATGTGGACACATTGTATTCAGACCAGTGCTTCAAAACATAAAAAGAGATGATCTATCTTGTTCATATAAACCGAAAATAGGAATGTATTTGATGTTCCCTGGATTTTTAGACCACTCTGTAACTAGGAACTTTTCAGATCAAAAGAGAGTTTCAATTTCATTTAATTTTAACAAAGATGAAAATACTGATTAAAATAGAGGAATATCTTCCCGAGACTGAACAAATCGTCGTCAAGTTTTGTAGTTCACAATCAGAAAAATCTATTGACAAAGTAAAACCATTATCTTTTAATCTAAGCAACTTCAATTTACAAGACACTGAATTGTTTTTAGAAGGTCTAGCAATACGTGGACAAGAAATAATAGATAATTATGAACAACTTCAACACGGAGAAGTCATTGATAATGGTTCTCTAGATATCTCAAGTTTGGTGGGAAAAACAATAGAAAGAGAAAAGTTTCCTAGAAATAAAAAGATGATACCAATGAGAAAAATAGAATTATGAAATACTTCAAAAAATGTGAGGAGTTTTATATCTGTGGTTCAAAAAATAAGAAAAAAGAAATCTTTGCTGAGTCTGGAGATAAGTCACTAACATTATTTCAAATTATTGTCAAAGGAAGAGGGAAACTAATCACAACTTCCGATTCAATGTCTATAGTTGGGATGGCAGGAGAAGTTGTTGATTGTAGATCTTTCATGGGTAAAGACAGAATACTTTTGTCCGATAAAGATGGTGAGGATTATTATGAAGTTTATGGTTTCAACACATTAGTTTCATCACATAATTGGAGTGCCACAAAATTGATATCATCTTTTACTGGTAACGATAAGAGTTGGATTATATGCTTTGATGGAACAGCACACATAAATGGAAATCTAGTTAAAAAGTTTGATTATGCAAAACTAGAAAATAAAGATTATAAACTTGAAATTGATGATGCTCTACTTGTAATGTTTACTAGATTATGATTACTAAACGAGATTTGAATTTGTTGTATGAATGGGCAAGAGGTACTAGATTCCCATTGAGAAATGAACGCATCACATCAAAATACATGGGATATGGTCTTAAGATATGTTACATTAAGGGTGGAATCAATTTAATTCAATACCCAAATAAAGAATTATCCAAACCTGTGATTCACATTATAGAAAATGAGGATATTCTTGGTGTTTACTTTTTAAGTTATCCACCAAATATGATTGCACCTCCACATAGAGATTATAACCCACATAGACAACCATATAAAAGGATTCAGATACCAACAAAAGTTGAAGATGGTTACATTGAGTGGATTGCTACGGGACAGAGAGTCTACTGGCAGGAAGGAAAACCAGAAGTCTTTAATGTAGAGGAAGAAGAACATCAAGGTGCCAATAATTCTAGCACAACTATGGAATTTTTGTATGTTGACGTAAAGCTTGACACAATCGTGGAATACCTGTAGACTCTGCCTTGTCGCGGTTGATGGGAACATCATAAGCTCTTAACAATATACAGAGTTCATCGGTAGAGACATGCTATAATATCTGCAAGACACCAAACCCAATGACCATCACCCTTCGTCCCCATCAGCGTCAAGCATGTGATGCGATGTTGAAATACATCAAAGGTCAAGTTATCATCCCTACAGGTGGTGGCAAGACTATCTGCATGATTGAAGATGCTAAAAAACAATTTGAGAATAATGGTCCTAAGACTATTGTTGTTGTTGCCCCTCGTATCCTGTTGGCAAATCAATTATGTTCTGAGTTCCTAGAGATTATTACCGATCCTATGGTTCGTATTCTCCATGTTCATAGTGGAGAAACTAATCATGAATCTACTACTAAATCAGAATACATTTACGATTGGGCAGTACAGACTTGGAAGCGTAATCGTATCATCTTTACCACCTATAATTCTTTACATCGCATAGTTGAGTCTGGTGTCAATGTGGATACTATCTACTTTGATGAGGCACATAACTCTGTAAAGCGTAACTTTTTCCCTCCTACAGAGTTCTTCAGTAATGATGCTGAGAGATGCTATTTCTTCACTGCCACTCCTAAACACTCTGTCAGCATCTTTAAACCAGGGATGAATGATGGTGAAGTCTATGGTCAGGTCATTTGTAATGTTCCTGCTCCTAAACTTGTAGAGGAGGGTTATATTCTTCCTCCAAGAGTTTCTATCACAGAATTGCCTCAAGGTGATTTCAAACAATCTGACTGTAAGAACCTACTGGACACGATTGATGGTAACTCTCTAAACAAAATCCTGATTGCTGCAAGGTCAACACGCCAGATTGTCAAACTGCTAGCAGAATCGGACTTCTACCATCAACTGCGTGAGCGTGGATACTCTTGCCTCTACATCACATCAAAGACTGGTGCTTTTATTGATGGTGTCAAGGTTGATAGGGATGAGTTCTTCAAGACTCTTAACGCCTGGGGCAAGGATTCTGAGAAGCGTTTTGTGGTAATCCACCATTCTATCCTGTCTGAGGGCATCAATGTCAGTGGTCTGGAAGCAGTGTTGTTCATGCGTAACATGGACTGTATCGGCATCAGTCAGTCCATCGGTCGTGTGATCCGCTTAGGAGACCGTCACAAGACCTATGGATTGATTTGTGTGCCTGTTTATGATAAAGTGGGCATAGGCACCGCCAGGTCCGTCCAGGCGGTTGTAGACACTGTATTTGAACAGGGTCAACCTGCCATCTCTACTATCCGTCGCTAATCATGAAAGTCAAAGTTCAACTCTTCAAAGCAGGCAAAGTCTTTGATGAAATTGTCATCGCAACTGACTATGAAGATGCCAAGCAAGTAGCACTGGCACGAAACCCTGGTGCTACTGTCATCAGTGTTACGGCAGTATTTTGAACAAGTTTCTTAAACCCTTCATCCCCTTTCCATCTATTCTTGACCCAAAACCCAAAAATCCATTGGGTTACGTCACGAATGATGGTATGTGGGCAGTAATCCCATGTGGAAAAAAATTTATGATTATACATAATGGTAATCAAATTAAGGTTCTGAACACCTACAAACAATCAGTAGACTTCATCAAAAACCAACTAAAAACCACTAAACGAAAAAGAAAATCATGAGTTCCACCAAAGAACAAAAAAGACGTGATGCACTTGGTTTAATGCTTGAAAGTGTAATCAAAGCTGATAGTCGCCTTCGTGGTTGTGCTCACAATCAAGAGTGTTTTTACGAACTGATGGAGTGGAGGCAAGAGATGATTGAATATCTTGAAAAAAGACGCTATGAAGAAAATAAATAAAAGTAACGAAGCGTAACTTTATGCTATCTACAAAATACCGATTACGATTGGAGTTTATTTGTAAATGTATTGCAAATGGTGAAGAGGTAAAATTAGATGACATGATTTGGGCAGAGAAGTTGGCAAAGAGTCATACCACTGCTCGTGATTGGTTACAGAAAGCACGAAGACAATCTTCTCAAGATATTGAGGAAGGTAGTACCGACGATTTTCTGAATAGGATGGGTTTAGGAGACCCCGACCCATCCAATCATAAAACGGGGTTTACTGATGCTGACGATATTAAGAGTTGGTTTCATCAAGACAAACCTGACGATTGGCGTCAGAGGGACTAAAAATATCCTTTACAAACGAACTAGGGAGTGATATACTATGAGGGTTGAACACCCTCTTTTTAATGGAAGTAATTATAGAAGGTAAGGTTAAAACCGTTTATCAAGGAGATGACGCACAGCAGGTTATCATTGAGTATCACGATAAGGTGACGGCTGGTAATGGTGAAATGGTTGATCATCCTTTAGGAAA